ATGAAACTTTGATTGACAGTGGGGTTGACGCAGATTCTGATGAGTATTACGAGAAGCTAAATCGGAGAATCCGGCAAGTGTTTCCCGACTCGTTCGAAGATGCGGTTGACGAAAAGCCCGTAAAAAAGGCTAAACCCGCAAATGTAGTAGCACCGGCATCGCGAAGCACCGCGCCCAAGAAAATCGTGCTGACGCAAACACAGGTGGCATTTGCAAAACGGATCGGAGTCCCGTTAGAAGACTACGCGAAAGAAATTGCGAAATTGGGAAGAGAAAATGGCTGAGAATCGCACTGAACGCAACATGATTAACCGCGAAACTGAAACTCGCGCGCGTACCGTTCGTCAGTGGCAACCGGCTGCTACCCTCCCCGATCCGGCCCCGCAACCCGGATTTGTTTTCCGTTGGATTCGTACTTCCTTTCTTGGGCAAGCTGACCCGACTAATATGTCTGGAAAGATGCGCGAGGGGTGGGAGCCGGTGAAAGCGGAAGATCACCCTGAGATGATGCTAACTGCGTCCCCCTCGGGAAACCTCGAAATCGGCGGTCTGATCCTGTGTAAAGCTCCTGAAGAACTCATGGATCAGCGCAATGCGTATTACAACAAGCAAGCTCGCGCACAGATGGATTCGGTCAATAACACGCTTTTCCGTGAAAATGACCCGCGTATGCCTCTGTTCAAGGATCATAAATCCGAGACTTCGCGCAGTGCTTTCGGTTCAGGTTCATCTAAACTTTAATTTTTGGAGGCCATAAATGGCTGCAACTGCTTCCCCTTACGGGCTGCGTCCGCTAAATCTGATCGGCGGGCAAGCTTTTAACGGTGGTGTTATTCGGGAGTACAGTCTCTCGGTTAATACTGCTTCTGGTTTTTTTAACGGCGACATCATTTCGCTGAGTTCGGCTGGTCAACCCGGTCCGATTTCGGCTACCCCGGTCGCTGTTAAGATTCCCACGACTTCGGCTGATGCTACCGCCGGTATCATGGGTGTGTGCGTCGGTGTCCGGTATGTTCTGCCCAACCCCATCAAGCAGCAGATGTTCGGTCAGTATCTCCCCGGTGGTGCAATTACTGGCGGTTATACCGATGTGTTTATTCGCGTGATGGATGATCCGGACGCTCTGTTCCAAGTTCAAGGTAATGCGGCTCTTGGTACCTTCAACTCGGGTACCGCCGGTTCGGGATGGCGTGGTGTTATCGGCAAGAACGCTCCTTTGGCTACCTTCACTTCTGGCTCAACCGCTACCGGTAACTCGGGCATGGTGCTGGATACAGGTGCTAACGGTGGAAATATCGCCGCTACGTCTACTCTGGCAATGCGTATTGTTGATGTTGTGCAGGGTACGCAGTTCGACGCCTTCCCGGAATTCATCGTCAAGTTTAACGTCGGTGTGCATTCCTACTACAACTCGCTCGGCGTCTAAGGGGTAATCTAAAATGGCAATTTCACGTTCCCAACTACTCAAGGAACTGCTCCCCGGCCTGAACGCTCTGTTCGGCATGGAGTACAACCGTTACGGCGAAGAGCACAAGGAAATCTACGAAGTCGAGAGTTCCGAGCGTTCGTTCGAAGAAGAAACCAAGCTGTCGGGTTTTGCTCCCGCCCCGGTGAAGACCGAGGGTGCTGCGATCCAGTACGACAACGCGCAAGAAGCATGGGTTGCTCGTTACACCCATGAAACCATTGCGATGGGCTTCGCTCTGACCGAAGAAGCTGTCGAAGACAACCTGTATGACTCGCTGTCGGCTCGTTACACCAAGGCTCTGGCCCGTGCAATGTCCTACACCAAGCAAGTCAAGGCTGCTTCGGTTCTGAACAACGGTTTCACCGCCGGTTTTGTCGGTGGCGATAACGCTACGCTGTTCGCTGGTACTTCGGCTTCGACCGGTCACCCGCTGGTCAACGGTGGATGGAATCAGAATCGGCCCTTCACTGGCGCTGACTTGAACGAGACTTCGCTTGAGGCGGCTGTTATTCAGGTCGCTGCTTGGACTGATGAGCGCGGCATGCTGATTGCGGCTAAACCCCGTAAGCTGATTATCCCGCCCGCTCTGATGTTTGTTGCAAAGCGTCTGCTGGAAACGGAACTGCGCGTCGGCACAACCGACAACGACATCAACGCTCTTAAGGCGATGGGGTCCATTCCGCAAGGTCACACGGTTAACCACTTCCTGACCGACCCGAATGCTTGGTTCCTGCTGACTGACGTTCCCAACGGTCTGAAGCACTTCGTTCGTACCCCCATGTCTACCGGAATGGATGGAGACTTTGATACCGGCAACGTCCGTTACAAAGCCCGCGAGCGTTATAGCTTCGGCTGGTCGGATCCGCTCGGTATCTGGGGTTCGCCGGGTTCGAACTAAGATTAGTCTTAGTGAGGGAAAGGGGCTTCGGCCCCTTTTCTTTTTGTGCTTTATATGTTAGTTTCTGAATAACCAAGATCACCTGCTCATCAACTGGCTTGGCAGACTTCTCCCTTGAGATGATGGGCGCAAATAAGGGAAATGATTATGAGTTTCGCTACCTTTTCGGGTCCAGTTCGCTCGGGTACCGTTCGTTTTGGTTCCACTGACAATACTGGATTGACGACTCTCGCGCGCACTGCGTACGTTAATATGTCTGGCGTTGCCCTGACCACCTCCCCGGTTGCTCAGACTCTGTTTAACCTGCCCGCTGGCACTAAGATCCTGAACTTCGTTACTGAGGTTTTGGTGGCGATTGCTGGTAACTCTGTCAGCCAAGTGGGCGTGACGATTGGCAAGAGCGGTTCCGCCGCTGAATTCGCCGCTTCGTTTAACACCGGCATCTCTGTTACTCGCGTTACTCAAGCCGTTGTGGACGCCGGTCTCGCTAGCAAGGCCGTCGCTCTGGATAACCTTGGTACGACTGATGTTCCGGTTCAGGCCACTTTTACCGCTACCGGTGGCAACCCGACTTCTGGGCAGATCGCTATCACGGTTATCTATCAGCAACGTGCTGATAACGGCGCTCAGGTTCCCGCCCCTAGCAACGTCTGATTAGGGGGCTAAGATGCGCCCTGTTAGAGTTACATTAACCGCCGCCGGGGTTTCGGCCCCGATTATTCTGGACCATTACCGCGCCCCGTTTAGCGTGGGGGTCGGCGTCACGAAGACGGGTGATATTCTTTATTCCGTTGAATTAACCTACGACGACGTTTTCTCCAGTACGTTTAATCCTGCAACGGCTAGCTGGTTCATTTTGTCGGGGTTCCCGGTAGGGACGGCGGTGTCAGCTAATGGGACGATTTCGTCGCCTGTAACGGCTGTTCGGATTAACGTCGCGTCCATTACGGGTTCGGTTGTTATGACTGTGATCCAAGCCGGTATGCCGGGGAGTTGATTATGCCTATTGATACTTCTGCCCTGCGCAAGTTCCAAGACGTTTGGGGTCCAGTTCTTGACGCTATTCCTGCTGTTCTTGAGGCCGTTGCTAAACAGGCTGACGTAGATCGGGAATTGCGTATCAAGAAGGTTGAGTTGGACGAGGCTGGCAAAAAGATTGACGCCGCTTTTGTTGAGGCTGATAAGCGTCTGTCTTCGGTTAATTCCGAGATGGAGCAGGCCATGCAGCAAAAAGAAAAAGCTTTGGCTGAGATCGAAGCCGCCAAGAAAGCTCAGGCCGCTGATGATGTGAAAGCCGCAGAAGCCCAGCGCAAACTTGTAGACGACTGGAACAAAAAGATTGCCTCGTTGCAGTCTCAGTTTTCTAATGTCGAAGCTGAACACGCTAAAAAAGTAGCCGCCGCTGAAGCCTCTTATGCGGAAAAGACCGTCGCACTGGAAGCCGATGTGAAGGATCTTGAGAAGCGTAAAGCTGCTGCTGAAAAAGCTCTGGACGCGCTGCGTAGCAAACTGGGGTAAGTTGTGGCGACTACTCGCTCCAACCTACAAGAAGGGCTGGATAGTGGTGAATACGAGTACACCCATGTGGTTGCTACGGTCACTGCTTCCGGCCCTACTACCATTTATACGCCAGCATCA